TGGGAAGACCGTTTCACTTACAAGTTTGTGTTGATGTCATATCTCAAGGCATTGAACGATGGCGAGCTTGCATCGTTTAACCAAGAGCTTATGCTTCGCATTATGAGTGAAGAAGATCGTCTTGTTGCAGAGACAGAAATTCAGTGGTATTCGCGCAAGTCACTCATGCAGAACAAAGAGTCATTTAATTTTTATATTACGACTGACTTTGCTACTTCTGAGAAAGACTCAGGTGACTATAGTTTCATGAGTGTATGGGCCATTAACCATATTGGTGAATTATTTTGGATTGACGGTATTTGTGCTAAGCAGGATATGGGTAAAAACATTGATGACCTATTTGGCTTATGTGCTAAGTATCAACCTCAGTCAGTAGGTATAGAAACTTCTGGTCAACAAGGTGGATTTATTCCTTGGTTACGTAAAGAAATGCAGATACGTAATTTCTGGTTTACCTTGGCAAGTAGTAATGGGCCAAATGGATCTAACCAAGCAGGTATACGTAGCCAAGGTGATAAGCTCACAAGATTCAATATCATGTTGCCACGCTTCAAACAATTGCGTATGTACTTCCCTGAAGAACTGGCAAGTAAACATGTCGCATTAATTGAGTTAATTGCCGAGCTTCGTTTAATTTGTAATAGCGGTATTAAATCTAAATATGATGATGGTATCGATACAGTATCTATGTTGGGTATGATGAAGCTTACGCAACCAAGTGCCGATGTTAAAAAGCAATTAAATAAAAATTCTATATGGGGATTAGGTGATAATAGTAATTCATCTTCTACCCTTTCCAGTTATATTGTTTAAGAGGTCACTATGATTTTATTTAAAGATTTATTAGAGCAGTTAGAGACAGCAGAAGTCTCATTGATTGCATTAACAGATAAGGCAACAGGGGTAATTTTGCCTGAAAAATTTAACAAGGTAATTGGCTTTCTAAATACAGCATTGTCTGATCTATTTGTCCGCTTTGAGATGCAGAAAGGGGAATGTGTTATACAAACTACGGAAGGAAAATACAGTTACGAGATCAATAAAAAGAATGCACTAACTGAGAATCCTACCAATGGTTTTATCCAAGATACTCCAAGTGAGCCTTTTACCCATACGGTACTTGAATTGATTGGTGTTTATACCATGATGGGCCGATCATTACCGTTCAACGTGATGGAGTCCTTTGATCATACGCAGTATAACCAACAACAAACTTTCTCAGCTGATGAGTGTGTGAAAGTATTTAGCTCACCTAAGTACGCTGTGTTACGTACACCTGTAGGGCTTAAAGATAGTTTATTGAAAGTGCGATACAAAGTAGGACATACGCCAATTAAACGTATTCAGTCGGCAGATCTTCCTACCTTTGATCCTGAATCATTGGCTATCGATTTACCTTATTCATTCATGATGGCTTTAGTCTATTTTATTGCATCACGTGCCAATGCAGGTAAAGGTACAGAACGCGCAGGTAATACTGTGATGAATGAGAGTGGTAATTACTATGGGAAGTATTTGTCAGAGTGCAAAGTACTTCAAAATGCTATGTCACAATCGGTAGAAACTACAACACCAGTTAATACTTTCTATCAGCGTGGATTTATTTAAGGCAAAGAAAAACCCCCTACTTGCGATAGGGGGTAGTTCTCACAACAACGACAGTCAACTTAGAGCAGCACTTTAACAGGATGCTTTCACAATCAAGCAAAGCCATATTACAAATAATCGTGTACATGTGCAAGTGCCGTGATAACATTTCTGTAGTTTAATTTGGACTATGGATATGAGCGACGAAATCAAAGTAGTGGATGCTTCCACCGTAATAACCAGCACTAAAAAACAACGTACTACGAAGAAGCTTACTGATTGGGAAAATGAACCAACATTAGAACAGTTAAAAGATGACTTCATTGCATCTAAAGATTCACACCAACGTCATATGACCAAGGTAATTGAGTGGACCAATTGTTTTAATGCTGAAGGTACTTATGCACCTCCTAATATTGAAGGACGTTCACGTGTTGCACCTAAGCTCGTACGTAAGCAAGTAGAGTGGCGTTGCCCTTCTCTAACTGAACCGTTCCTATCTAATTCCAATTTACTGCAAATTACAGCGCGTACTTATGAGGATGTGCGAAGTGCTAAACAGAACGAATTGGTTATTAACTATCAATTCCAAAATAAGCTTAACTTAGTTAAGTTGATGGATGAGATTGTGCGTACCATGGCTGTAGAAGGTACTGCAATTCTTAAACCAGTTTGGAATTATAAAGAATCAACTATCAAATCTTTTAACGATACTTATGAACGCGTCATTGATCCTAATGTTGTAGTTGAGTATCAAGAGATCATGCAGAACCTACAGCAAGATGAGACATTTGGTGTAACGCTTAATGAAGCTCAACGTATGGGTATTGCTGAATGGTCGCAGACTGGGGAAGCTGTACGTTATATTCATACAGGTCGTGAAGAAGCAGACAAACTTAAAGTTGTGGCTAACCATCCTGATGTAGAAGTGTGTGACATTGATGACATTTTTGTAGACCCGACTTGTAAAGGTAATATCGGAAAAGCTAAATTCATCATTAGACGATTCGTAACCTGCTTAGCAGATTTAGAATCTGACGGACGTTACACTAATCTGGCAGAGGTGAAATCTAATGTCGCAAACAACACGCACGGCGCAGCTCCGCGAGAAGATGAAACATTCAAGTTTAAAGACGATGCGCGGAAGCAAATTGAAGCCTATGAATATTGGGGATATTGGGATATTGATAATAGTGACACTCTTAGTCCTATTGTCGCTACTTGGGCAGGTGAAACTCTGATCCAAATGGATCATAGTCCACACAGTACATCAAGTCTTCCATTCATCTTCATACCACTTGTACCGATTAAAGGGAGTTTATACGGTGAACCTGATGCAGAGTTATTAGGGGATAATCAACGAATTATCGGTGCTCTGTATCGTGGCTTAATTGATCTAATGGGCAGATCTGCTAATGGTCAAACTGGTACAGCAAAAGGCTTCTTAGATGGCGTAAACCGCACCAAATTTAATAACGGTGAGAACTACGAGTTCAACGGTGAACAGCGACCTGAAAACTCTCTCTATACACATAAGTTCCCTGAACTACCTCAATCCGCATTTCAAATGATTGGTATGCTGAATGATGAAGCTGAATCCCTCTCAGGTGTTAAATCATTTAGCCAAGGTGTAAACGGTGATTCCTTAGGTAAAGTGGCAGCAGGTGTACGCAGTACACTGGATGCCAGTGCTAAACGTGATGCTGCAATTCTTCGTCGTATAGCAGAAGGTATTAAACAACTTGCATATGCATTCCAAGAAATGAATGCAATGTTACTTACCGAAGATGATGTAATCCGTTTAACCAATGATATCTATATCCCTGTAGATCCCGACAATCTCAATGGTGATTTCGATTTAAAAATTGATATCTCTACTGCAGAAGAAGATGCAGCTAAAGTTCAAGACTTGGCTTTCTTATTGCAGACCGGGCAAGGCAGTTTCCCATTCGACTTCACTAAAAAGATTCTTGCTGAAATTGCACGTCTTAAAAAATTACCTGACTTGGCTAAGTTTATTGAAAGTTACACTCCTGAGCCTGATCCAGTTGAACAACAAAAAGCTCAGCTTGAACTTCGTAAGATGGAACTTGAGAACATGAAGATTGAAGCTGAGATTGCTGAGATTGCTAACAAAGCACGTGTTAATGACGCTGAAGTTGAAGTACGTAATCAACGTGCAGGTAAACTACAATCTGACACTGACAACGGTAATCTTAAATTCTTCCGTAGTTCAGAAGGTATTGATCATCAAGAAAACATTGATAAGATTGCAGCCAATGCAAGAGCACAACGTGAGAAAGCAGATTCAGATCATTTGAACTCTATGGATACTCTACGGTTTAATCATAATTCTAATCTGCTTCAAAACCGTGCTAATGCTGAAACACAGCAAATGTATCCAAAGCAAACAGGTAATACACAATGACAAATCAACAGCGTAAAAGCTTAGAGCGTAAGTATAATTTAGGATTAGCGGTTACTCGATTGCAGAGTAACCCTGACTTCTTATTGCTACTTCAAGACATTCAATTACACCGTCCTGCAGAAGCAACAAAGTTGCTTTCAGGACTTGTAAAAAATAATGAATCTATTAATACTGTGGTGGAAGAGCTGAAATCCCTTAGCTTTTTACAATCATACCTAGACCAACTCGTTAATAACGGCAACTCTGCAAAAGAATCGTTAGAACAAGAGGACGCATAAAATGCCAAGCTTAACCATTGCTCAAATGAATAACATGTCTGATGAAGATTTCGATCAGTTAGATCCCGATGTACTATTTGCGGATCAAGCTGAAGACGATGATTCTCAGGGTGACTCAGCTGGGCAAGATAATGCCGATGATCATCAAGATGATAACAACGATGATGATCAAGGTAGTGAGCAAGACGATAACTCTGCTAATGACAATGATGATAATACTGATGACAACGATGCTGAAAACCAAGACCAATCAGATGACACTGATCAAGGTAATGATGATGCTGAAGGTGAACAGGAAGATGATCAAAGTCAACAAGAGCAAAAGCAGCAAACTGCCACAGGTAAAACTAAAAATAAACCTGTAGAGCAGAAACAAGAAGTAGCTGAACAGACTGTAGATGTTCAAGAATTTCATGCAAAGATTACTGCGCCATTTAAGGCTAACGGTAAAGACTATCAAATCTCTAGCCCAGAAGAAGCGATCAGTCTAATGCAGAAAGGCTTGAACTATAATGCCAAGATGAACGGCATTAAAGACTATGTATCTGCAGGTCGTATGCTTGAGCAACATGAGTTATTAAACAAGCCTGAAGAACTTGCATTCTTGATTGACTTGTACAACAAGAAGCCTGAAGCAATGGCTAAGTTAATCAAGGATAGTGGAATTGATGCGTATGAGTTAGGCGAAGAAAAAGCTGAGGGATATAAGCCAACTCCGATTCAAGCTCCGTCTGAAAACGTATATCAGCTACGTGAAATTATCGCTGCAAATAAAGAAGATGCTCACTTCAATGCTATGTACGCTGATGTAACTAATTGGGATGATACTAGCCAACAAGCTATTTTAAACAATCCTGATACGTTACTGGTGTTACAAGCTCATAAAGCTAATGGCGCATACGACACAATTATGAAACGTGTGAACCATGCTATTGACGTGCAAGGTAGTAAAGTGCCTGTAGCTAACCTGTATTTCCAATTTGGTAAAGAAATCTACGGTAATGGTAATGGAGGGGGTAATAATAATGCCCAAGCTACTCACAGTACTAACAACACACCTGCCAAAGTTACCAAGACAGTCGACCCAAAATTAGCTGAAAAACGTAAAAACTTAGGTGGACTTAAAAACACAGTTAAGTCAAAATCAACATCACAAGTTAGTACTGCAGAAGAACTCTACAGTATGAGTGATGAAGAGTTTGAACAGTATGAGCGTAACAACGCTAAAAACCTATAAGGACTAATCTAAGTATGAACATTTATAACGATCCGCGTAATGGCAAGCCAAGCTCTAGTGGTGAACAACTGCAGACTGCTTATTATAACCGTAAAGCGATTACCGCAATTGCACGTGAAATGTATTTCACTCAATTGGCTAGTGTGACAATGATGCCGCGCAACACTGGTAAAGTGATTGAGCAGTATGTTGAAATCCCTATGTTGGATGACCGCAACGTCAATGACCAAGGTATCGATGCGACAGGTAAAACCATTAAAGATGGTAACTTGTATGGCTCAAGCCGTGACATTGGTGTAGTGACTAAAAAGATGCCTGTGCTTACTGAGCATGGTCAACGTGTAAACCGTCTTGGTTTTACTCGTCAAGTTATTCGCGGTACTTTGCAGAACTTTGGTCACTTCACTGAGTACTCTAAAGACTTAGTCGACTTCGATACCAATGCTGAACTTATGGTGTGGGTTCACTCTGAAATGCTACAGACTGCGATCACTGTGACTGAAGATCTTATCGCAATCGATTTGATCAACGGTGCAGGTATTGTGAAGTATGCAGGCCAAGCATTATCCAACTCAGAAATGGATGAAACTTCTAAAGTGACTTACGAAGACATGGCGCGTTTGCACCGTGACTTGAACAAAACACGTACTCCATTGAATACCAAAATCATTGTGGGTTCTACTAAGTACGACACTCGTACAGTACAAGCAGCACGTGTAATGTTTGTTGGTCCTGAGCTTGAGCCAGTGCTTCGTAAAATGAAAGACTACCACGGTGATCCTGCATTTGTTGGTTCTGAAAAGTATGCAGATTCAGGTACTATGCTTCGTGGTGAAATCGGTCAGATTGATCAGTTCCGTATTGTACTTGTACAAGAAATGCTTAACTGGGCAGGTGCAGGTAAAGCTGTAAC